GTAGAAGACCATTTATTGATGGACCTCACTTTGAGCTTGCATAATGTGGCTACCTATAATACTGGTATGTTCAGCACCCTATGTGGAGTCTTGCAACATGATTACAGGTTTAGAACTAATAGAAACAAAGGATGCATGTTTTGCCGAGTCTAATGCTAAAGCAAACATTATACTAAAGAGTCCTACTGTGTATCTAGCAAAACCTGCTTGTCAAATTATCCCAGAGAAAGTAAAGAAAGAAGCAAAAGGAACAGATATCTAATGGCTAGAAACCTGACAGAAAAACAGCAAAAGTTTCTTGATGTATTATTTGAAGAGGCTAAAGGTAATCCTGTTACAGCTAAGAAGCTTGCAGGATACAGTCATGACTTAGCTACTTCTACAATTACAAATACACTACAAGATGAGATAGCCGACTTAACTAAAAAATTCTTAGCAACTACAGCTACTAAAGCTGCCTATTCCCTATCTGAAGCAATAGATAATCCAACCGATCTTGGTACTAAGGAAAGAATGATTGCTGCAAAAGATATATTAGATAGGGGTGGGTTTGTTAAAACGGATAAAGTAGAAGTATCATCTACAAGTCCTTTATTTATTTTACCGGCTAAGAATGAAGATTAATAAGACGTGGCAACTCCCTGCTCCTGAAGAGACCGATGATGGGCTAGACTGGCACCCTGTAGTAAGGATAGGCAGAGTTATACCTTTTGGCTATAAACAAGATGAAAATGATAAAGATATACTATTACCCATTAAAGGGGAACTAGAGTTATTAGAAAAAGCTAAGAAGTATATCAAGCAACATAGTTACAGAGAAGTGGCAAACTGGTTAAGTAAAGAATCAGGCAGAACTATCTCTCACGTAGGTTTAATGAAAAGGATTAAGCTTGAACAAAAACGTAAGTCAAATGCTTCAGCTCAAAGCTACTACGCTAAAAGGTACAAAGAAGCGTTACAAAAAACGGAAAAGCTCTCCCAAGAAAGATTTGGAAGAACCCCAAACACAAACCTTAATATACAGTGAGCCCGAAGAAAGAACTAAAGAAGTTATATTTGAGCCCAATGAAGGGCCACAAACAGACTTTCTTTCAGCAGGGGAACGTGAAGTACTATATGGAGGATCAGCAGGTGGAGGTAAATCTTATGCAATGCTTGCAGATCCTGTTCGTTATCTTAATAATCCAAACTTTAGGGGGCTATTAGTAAGACGTACTACAGAGGAGTTAAGAGAACTTATATCGGTTTCTAAGCAACTATACCCTAAAGCAATACCCGATATAAAATTTTTAGAGAGAGACAAGACTTGGGTAGCACCATCAGGAGCAACATTATGGCTCTCCTACTTAGATAGAGACGATGATGTAACAAGATACCAAGGTCAGGCATTTAGTTGGATAGGATTTGACGAGCTTACACAATGGTCTACTCCGTATGCTTGGAACTACTTACGCAGTCGTCTTCGTACTAGTGATGAGACCCTGCCTATTTATATGAGAGCTACTACAAACCCGGGGGGTCCGGGACATCAATGGGTAAAAAGAATGTTTGTAGACCCTGCTCCCCATAATAAACCATTTTGGGCAACAGATATAGAGACTGGTAAGACTCTTATGTGGCCTAAAGGACATAGCAAAGAAGGTGATCCGTTATTCAAAAGAAGGTTTATACCTGCTACACTATTTGATAACCCTTACCTAGCAGGGGATGGAGTATACGAGGCTAACTTATTATCATTACCAGAGAATCAAAGAAAACAGTTATTAGAAGGAAATTGGGATGTTAGTGAGGGATCAGCTTTTCCTGAGTGGAACAGAGCCACTCATGTTGTTGAGCCTTACAATATACCTAGTAGTTGGACTAAGTTCAGAGCCTGTGACTATGGCTACGGAAGTCATACAGGGGTTCTATGGTTTGCAGTCGCTCCTGATGAACAGTTAATTGTTTACAGAGAACTGTATGTCTCAAAAGTATTAGCTACTGATTTGGCTGATATGGTGTTAGAGGCAGAACAAGAAGACGGAACTATACGTTATGGTGTATTAGATAGTTCTCTTTGGCATAAACGTGGGGATACTGGTCCATCCTTAGCAGAACAGATGATAATTAAAGGATGTAGGTGGAGACCCTCAGATAGAAGTAAAGGGAGTCGAATTGCAGGAAAGAACGAGATTCATAGACGACTACAGATTGATGAATTTACTGAAGCCCCTAGACTTGTCTTTTTTAATCACTGCACAAATATTATCTCTCAACTACCGATAATTCCTCTTGACAAGAATAATTCGGAGGATGTAGATACAAATTCAGAAGATCACTTATACGATGCTTTACGATATGGAATAATGACACGACCAAGAAGTAGCCTGTTTGATTATAACCCAGAGACTCAACGCAGTGGTTTTCAAGCAGCAGATGCAACATTTGGATACTAAGGATAAAATATGGTAGAAGATGCACAACAAATGGCGATGGACTCTGAAGAATCAGCTGCAATAGAAGATGTTGATATGGAGTACAATGATAAACCTGCAGGTCAGATAGAAAGGTTTGTCAAAGAAAAGTATAATAAAGCAGAGACAGCCAGAAGAGGTGATGAGGAAAGGTGGATACAAGCCTACAGAAACTATAGAGGGATCTATGGACCTGATGTACAGTTTACTGCCACTGAAAAATCTCAAGTATTTGTCAAAGTCACTAAGACTAAAGTTCTTGCTGCTTATGGTCAACTTGTAGAAGTTCTCTTCGGTGGTAATAGATTTCCTTTAGGCATTAGTCCCACTGTTTTACCAGAGGGAGTGGAAGAAACAGTTAGTGTAGAAACTAACCAACAGCTTAAAGAGGCTCTAGGAGAGGCAGAAACGGGGGCTACAGACCCGAATCAACTTTTACCGGGGGAGACACTACCAGAATTTAATGAGCGTGTAGGGCCCCTTACAGACGATCTGAGTGCAGTTGAGGATTCTGTAGAGTTCAAACCGGGCAAAAGTCCTTCGGCTGTACAGTTCCATCCTGCAATGGTTGCAGCTAAAAAGATGGAGAAGAAGATTCATGACCAACTGGAAGAGTCTAATGCCAAGAAGCAACTAAGATCTGCTGCATTTGAAGCTGCATTATTTGGTACTGGTATTATGAAAGGTCCCTTTGCAGTTGATAAAGAATATCCTAACTGGGATGAAGAAGGTAACTATCAACCAGTCTTTAAGACAGTCCCACAAACTTCCAATGTTTCTATATGGAACTTCTACCCTGATCCTGATGCAAACAACATGGATGAGGCAGAGTATGTTATAGAGAGGCACAAGATGTCTCGCTCGCAACTACGTTCTTTAAAACGAAGACCTTTCTTCAGATCTAATGCTATTGATAAATGCTTAGATCTAGGAGAGAACTACGATAAAGAGTGGTGGGAACATGCAATGAGTGAGGATAGTGAGGAAGATTCCACTCAGAGGTTTGAGGTTTTAGAGTTCTGGGGTTTTGTAGATCGTGAAATTATTGAGGACTACGATGTAGATATACCAAAAGAATTAAAGAAGGTAGAACAGGTCAGTGTTAATGCTTGGATTTGTGGTGGTTGTGTATTACGTTTAGTAATGAACCCCTTTACCCCTGCTTACCTACCTTATTATGCTACACCTTATGAAATGAATCCTTATAATATCTTTGGTGTAGGTATTGCTGAGAATATGGATGATACTCAGACACTTATGAATGGGTTTATGAGAATGTCAGTAGACAATGCTGCACTATCGGGCAATCTTTTAATAGAAGTGGATGAAACTAACTTAGTTCCCGGTCAGGATCTTAGTGTGTATCCCGGAAAAGTCTTTAGGAGACAAGGTGGAGCACCCGGTCAAGGTATTTTTGGCACAAAATTCCCCAACGTATCACAAGAAAACATGCAGATGTTTGATAAAGCTAGGGTGCTTGCAGATGAAAGCACTGGTTTTCCTTCGTTTGCTCATGGACAAACAGGTATATCAGGTGTAGGTAGGACTGCTTCTGGTATCTCCATGTTGATGAATGCAGCGAATGGGTCTATCCGTAATGTTATCAAGAACGTAGATGACTATCTTTTAGGTCCACTTGGTAAAGCATTCTTTAGTTTTAATATGCAATTTGACTTTGATCCAGACATTAAAGGTGATCTTGAAGTTAAGGCTCAGGGTACAGAAAGTCTGATGGCTAATGAAGTACGTAGTCAAAGACTTATGCAATTCATGCAGACAGTATCTAATCCTGCTCTTGCACCTTTTGCTAGGATGGATTATATTGTTAGAGAGATTGCTAAGAGCATGGATCTTGATCCTGATAAGGTAGCTAACTCAATGAGTCAAGCTGCAGTACAGGCAGAGATACTTAAGAAGTTTCAAGAACAAAATCCACCTCCCCCACCTCCACAAGGGATGATGCCTCCTCAAGGGCCACCTCAAGAGGGACAACCCCCTGCACCTCCGGGTGGACAAGTAGAAGATACTCAAGGTTCTGGTGGTGGTGTTATAGGAACTGGTTCAGTACCAACTCCACAAGAGCCCGGATTCACAGGTAATCAAGGAACAATGCAGTGACAACACTTAGAAAATTTACAACTGATAAAGAACTTTGGGATGCTTTTATAGAGTATTTAGATGAAGCTATAGAGAAACAGCACAAGTCTTTAGAGAGTGCAACTGATATGCCTATGATGTATAAACTTCAAGGATCTATTGCTTGCCTACGCAGAATGAAATATCTTAGGGATGAGTTGAATGGTGGCAAGTAATAATGCATTAGATGAGCGTCCTTTACACGACTACGAGAGAATAGGACAGGAAGATTATGCAGACTTAAAATTTGATACCGAAGTCTCACAACCCAAGTTTCCTTTGGCAGGTGTAGGAAAGAATACTGCAGATATTGTAGCAAACAATGCAGTTAGTACAATGAGGGGTATAAGTGAATTAGCTTCAGTTCTCTCTCTGAGTCCTAGCCATTACTTTCTGTCTCAGAAAGCTGCTGTTCCGGATCTTGATCCAAACTATGATGATGCTATTGAAAAATTTACTTCTGCAGTTAAAGAAAATCCTCATGCTTTTATCTCTGCAGCAGTTGAGGGTTTAGCAGATGAATGGGATAACTTTACGAGTGATCCGGGAGGCTATGCAGCAGAGACTGCTATAGGTTTTGCAAATAATCTTACAACATCTATGAAGAGATTATTTACAGAAAGTATCTATGACTGTGCAAAACAAAATGACATTGATATACTTAATGCAACAGCAGAAGAAGCAGAGTTTTGTAGAGGTCAAGCTATAATGGATGCTCTTGTAGTCTCGGATGTTTATCCCGGATCTTTAGCTTTAAAAGCTGTAGCAACAACAGGTCCAAAACTTACCTACAATGCATATAAGCAAGCTAAGAAAGAGGTAGATATTTTTCTCCATAACAATACTTCCGGAGGTGGCCCTGAACCACAGTTAGCAAGTATAGGTAGTACTTTCTCTGGTGTAAATAACAATGGAAGTAATAGTCAGTCATGGAAGAAAGATTGGAACGTAAATAATATATTCTTACCTGTGATAGGTGATGTTGGTCCACCTCTTAGACCGAAGAATCTTCACCTTAACAAGCTCCCAATATTTGGTTGGGGAGGTAGGCAGAATTATAACACTTCCGAAAAAGAACTAGAAAGAATTTATAAGAATATTATTACACCAGCACTTGAAGGTAAAGAGCATCTTATAACACATGATATAATGAATGACCTAAAACTTCTAGAGCCTGAAGTAGCTTTGCAAGTTACAAGACAGATGGCCCATAATTGGAAAAAATATGGTTGGATGCCCGGAAAAAATAATGCACTATTTACTGAAATAAATGATAAAAATGCAAGAGTAAATTATGGGTATTTACCAGATACGTCTTTTGATTCACAAGATATTAATGAAAAGATATCTCTTTACCAAAAAGCAGCAGATGATGCAGAAGTAAAGGGAGCAGCTTCTAATTCAGAGCCTTATATGTTACTAGAACAACTTATGAATCACGAAGAACTTTTCAAAATACTTCCAGAGTTTAGAAATATAAAAGTAAAATTTATAGGAAAAGGCTCTGAAGACGGAAAAAGTAAAGCAGTTGCTTTTTACAGGAAAGACGCTAGTAGCTCAGATATAGGAGAGATACATATAAATATGCATAAGGTCGTAGCTACAGATCATGATAGAGAAATCCTGTCTGAGGCTCACAATAATAACGAATATGCATCTCGTCCTTTTACCGATGCAACACTGACAAAACTTATAAGTGACATACTACATGAGACACAACATACAGTGCAGGATAAGGTAAACTTTCTTGGAGTGGGTAGACATAAGGAAACTCAAAATGCCTTTAATAAGACTAGATTAAGAAATGTAGAACGCATACAAAACATAATTGAAAGGTTTAAGGAAGATGCCCGACTGCCAGAAGCAGATAGAAGGATAAGGGTAGATAATACAGGACAGCATATTATTGGAAATGAGACTTTTCCTGATGGACAAATAGGTGTACCTCTACCGTCAAAGTTCTACTTACAGTTTTATCCCGATGGTCAATTTGATATTATTACTGATCGTAGTAAAGTTGGACCAACCTATGCCCCTCAGATAGAAGGTACTAAAATACCCCTTAGAGAGATTACTATGGAATCTGCTGAATTAGTAGCTAAAAAATTAGAGTATGATATTAAGAATAGACTAGGTACGGATAAGGGTGAACTGTTTAATAGGTGGGTTTTATCAGATGAAGGTACTGGTTTTATTAATAACCCTGTCGAGACTCTTTTAAAAATGGCAGAGGACGGTAATGATCTTGACATAAAAGATTATCTTACCTATTGGAGTGACTATGCTGAGGTTGATGCTAGACTTGTAGAGGACAGAATTAACCTTACCCCAGAACTACGTAGGGATATGCCTCCTTGGTTAAGTGGGGAATTAATTAAGGAGGGTACAGATACGTTTCCTGAAGGGCTGCCCGAGGGTAAATTTGGATACTTTGATAGCGATAATCTTGGAACTTATGATTCAGCCGGTAAAAGCTCGTTTGCAACTGTACCAAGCAATAAGTTAAACAGGATATCTATTTTTGAAATACTTTCAGAAGAAGATAAAAACTTCGAAAAGTTGTTGTTACAACAGAAACAAATAAAAGGTATAGTACCCCTAAAATTTGAGGAGAATATAAAATCTTTAACTAATTTTAGAACAAGACTTGAGGGAGAGTTAAAAAATTCAGACTTGTATAAACAAATTTGGGAGCATGTAAAAGTTAAGACTGATTCCAAGTGGAATGCCCACATGACTATGAAAGAGAAAACAGCGGAGATTACTAATACGGTAAATGATATGATGTCAGACTTGGCAGATGAGATAATGTTTGCAGATATGTCTCCTGATTTATTATCAGGTATATTAAGGGTTGGCCCATCTTATTTGGACAACAAAGGCACCTTTGAATCTCCGAGTAATCTGGCAGGAAGCTATTCAAAGTCTTTTAATCCAAGTTCTTTTATTGATAAACTCCCAGACCTAGAGGAGCTTTTTATAGACCCTCTTCATAAGACTGTAGATGGAAGTTCAATTCCAATTATTACTGACCCTAGTTGGGGTAAGAACATTACTGCTATTAATCCTGATTTCTTAAGTGATAATCTAGATGTAGAAATACTTAATCCTGATTTCCTAACACATAAGTTTCATAAGATGGGTATAGGAAATATTAGTAATCTGATAGAAGAGGTGCAAACATACTACCTTGCAAAAACGGCAGAAAAACATAATCGTGGAAATCCAGTGTCAATTAGATTTAAAAAATCTGATGGTACACTTAGGCCATATGCAGATTATTCAAAAGAAGAATTAAAGATATTCTACAAGATGCTAAAGGGAGATGAGACAACAAAGGACAAGCCCATAAGTATGGCAGAGGTAGGGTCTTCTTCTTATGATGCACAAAAAGGTCTTGTAACTTCAGGTCCCGGGATAAAACAAATTAACAAAAAAGATTCATATAAGTGGGGAGTTCAATAATGACACCAAAGAAGAGACCTATAAAAGCACATAAGGGTACGATTGTATATAATGAGGATGCTCAATCTGCTCCTGCGCTTCCCGTGCCTAAAGGAAATCTAATTGATACTGGTATACAACCTCCTGCAAACCCTTCTCAATCTTGGGCACCTGTAGCTCCTGCAGTACCCCCTGATGAAATATACCAGAATCCTGATCCCATACCTAAAAATATAGATGGAAGCTGGAACGGGCCCGGAATTATTGGATTGGGTGGGGGCCAACTTCAACCAAACACAGAGCCTCCACAGGATCTCAGTCGTTGGGCTCAAATGCAAGAGCAGTTAGAATTATTACAGAACAAGAACCCTAATCAATACTCAGAGGGCTATGGCTACGTTCAACCATACAAAGGCTTTAATAATCAAGCTGCAAAAGTTCAGCAATTTAATAATAGTTTGGCAAACAACATGTTCGGACAACAACAAGCAATGCTTGCAGGGAGTTTTAATAAGGGTGGATATGCGATGGAACAACAAATGGAACTCTTTGATGAAGGTGGTATGAAAGATGACGGTATGGATATTGATCCTGTCAGTGGTAATGAAGTACCTCCGGGATCTCTTGCTAAAGAAGTTCGTGATGATATACCTGCACAATTAAGTGATGGTGAGTATGTTGTCCCTGCAGATGTTGTACAATATTTTGGAGTAAAGTTCTTTGAAGATCTTCGAATGGAAGCTAAAGCAGGCCTTCGCCAGATGGAAGAAACAGGTAGAATAGGTGGTGAACCTGTATCTGCAACTATCATTGCTCTCGGTGAAGCTGAAAAGAAGAAAGCACAAGGTGGACCTATCTATGCTGATAAAGGTGTATTAGCCCAGAATAAAATAATAGAAGGTGCTGACGATTATAACTACAGTGATTGGTCAACTCTTGGGTTTACTAAAGGAAGCCCTGTTCAGAATACGAAGCCAAAGGTAGATGCGACTCAACAAGTTCCTGAATATAAAACTTATTATAATTCAGAAACAGGAGAAGTTAAAACAGTTACATTTGTGAATAAAATTGTAACCCCTGCTACTGATATAGTATTTACCCAACCACCTTGGTCTATGAATAAACCAACTCAAACTCAGAAAGATGCTGGTAAAAGTAAACCAGAAAGAGATGATAGTAAAGATAATACTACACCGGGTTGGGGTGCCGACCCTAATCAATATGATTTTACTGGTTGGGATCAAAAGAGATGGGATCAAGAAGTTACTAACCTTCTTAAACCAGCCGGAGGTAACTTAGGTATTATAGGTGGGTTCTTTAAAACAGCTGGTGCAACTAATGCTAAAATGGCAATAAACCTTATGGAGGCTGCAGGTTTTAGTACTAAGGGTGCACAGGCACAACTAGAAGAAGTTACTAGCAGTTTTAATACTATCCAAAAAGGTGTCTACGATTTTCTTACTAGTGATAAAGTAGTTGGAGATTATCCTTCATACATTAAAAAAGTTAATCCTACTTACAGTGGTAGTACTTCTGCCTCTGCTCCCCCTTCTAATAATAATAATAATCAAGGTAATGATACTGTTAGTAGCACTTCTAATATTACTAAAGATACGAGTAATTATGGAACAAATATAAAAGAGTTATCTGATGCTAGAAAAGATAGAATGGAGAAAGACCCAAGTATTAAACCTAAAGGTGTTGATGCAGACTTAGTTAAAAAAGCAGACGCAACCCCTACCCAAGTCTGGAAAAAGGAAGAGGATGCATTTGATAGAGCTACACCTTTTGCAAGTTCTAAGAAGAATGAATTTGATGATGGTGCAGGTGGAGCAATGATTAATAAAGGAGGATTACTAAGAAAACCAAAGAGTAACCCTAAGAAGCCTAGAGGAAAGGGCCTAGGCAATAAAAAGTAATTGGCTACTCAACTTCGGTTGACCCCAAGAAAGGAAATGGAATGCCAGAATTAGATATAGTAGAAGAACCAAAGAACGCAGGATTTGTAAAAAGAACTAGAACTTCAAATTCTGATAGGATTAAACAAGACGAAGAAGAATTAAAACAACTTATGAAGGAAGAGAGCGAAACTACTGAAGAGTCAGCAAAAAAAGCTGAACCAGAAGTTGAACTCAGTGACGAAGAGAAATCCTTCAAAACCAGATACGGTGATGTAAGAAGGCACTTAGCTACGAAAGAAAAAGAATACAATGCCAAAATTCAAGAACTGGAAGAGAAGCTAGGTAAAACAGAAAAACTTGTACCACCTAAGTCTGAAGAAGAGATTGCTGCATGGGCACAGAAATACCCAGATGTAGCAGGAATAGTAGAAACCATAGCTGATAAGAAAGCTAAACAACTATTTGATAAAGCTAATCTTCAGTTAGAAGAACTCTATCAAGCAAAAGAAGAAGCAACAAGGAGTCGTGCAGAGAATGAAATTAGGAAAGCTCACGAAGACTTTGATGAGTTGCGTGATTCCGATAAATTTCATAATTGGGTTAAAGCACAGCCTAAGTGGGTGCAGAACGCTCTATATGAGAATGAAGATGATGCTGCTTCGGTTGTACGTGTTATTGATTTGTATAAGATTGATAGTGGACTTACAAGATCGGATACAAAAAATAAAAGAAAAGCTGCTGCCTCGTTGGTAGATAGGGGATCTAAGACTAAAGTAGACCCTACTGAAATGTCTGATACAATTAAAGAGTCTGATATTGCAAAGATGACAGATCAACAATACGAGAAGAATGCTGAAAAAATAAAAGAAGCTCGTAGAGAAAACAGAATAATCTACGATGTTTCAGGAAATGCTAGATAAAGACTTGACAAAGAAGAATTTATCAGTATAACTACCCCTTAGATACAAAGCCTCTATTTATAGACTACCTTTGTATATAAGTCAAACCTAAAGACTAAACTAAATAAAGACTACCTATACTAGTATAGACCCATACTTATGCACTCTAGAACGTATAGCCTCTTCTGATTATGTTTAGCTTTTCAACTCAAAGCAAAACAATAATAGGAGGAATTTATTATGGCAGGTTTTGCAAAAGAAGTGACTCATGGGAACTTACCTAACGGTAACTTTTCACCAGTCATCTACTCCAAACAGGTACAGCTTGCGTTCCGTAAGTCAACTGTTGTTGGAGATATTACTAACTCTGATTATTTTGGAGAAATTTCTAATCAAGGCGATACTGTCAGGATTATTAAGGAACCTGAAATCTCAGTAAGCGAGTACAAAAGAGGTACTCAAATCACTGCACAAGATCTAGATGATGAAGACTTCAGCCTTGTTGTCGATAAAGCAAACTACTATGCTTTTAAAATGGATGACATCGAAGAAGCTCAGAGTCATGTAAATTTCATGGACTTAGCTACTAGCAGAGCTGCTTATAGACTAGCCGATCAGTATGACCAAGAGTGTCTTGGATATCTGAGTGGTTATTCTCAAGGATCTCTCCATGCCGTAGCAGGTACATTAAATACTACAGCTAACGGTACTAAAGCTCTTACAAGTGCTTCAGATGGCAGTGGTTCAACAGGTGCAGAACTCTTAGCTGAAAATACATTAACTTCTGCTAGTTTTGGTCACATCAATTCACCGGGATCTAACAATGCTATTCCAGTAGCTAACCTACCTAATGGTGCTACATCTATAGGAACTGCTAATTGTACCCCTATGATGATTGTGAACAGATTTAACAGACTACTTAATCAACAGCAAGTTGATACCCAAGACAGGTGGCTCGTAATTGATCCAGTGTTTATGGAGCAACTAGCTGATGAGCATTCTAAGTTAGTTAATGCTGATTATGCAGACGCATCTGTTAAGAATGGTCTAACTCTTAGCAACCTAGCCGGATTCAGAGTTTACGTATCAAGCAATCTACCTTCTGTAGGTTCTGGTGCCGGAACTGCTGCAGCAATGAATAACACAAACTATGGTGTTATTGTTGCAGGACATGGATCTGCTGTGGCTACTGCTGAACAGATCAGTAAAACAGAAACGTATCGTGACCCTGACAGCTTTGCTGACATTGTTCGTGGTATGCATCTATATGGCAGAAAGATACTTCGACCTGAAGCTATCGTGACTGCTAAATATCACTTAGCATAAGGGAGGTATTTGAATATGGCTTTAACTCAAGCATATAAAGTTGAGACTGATGCGATAGCTCATGGCTCACTTACAACTAGCTCTACTCATGCGATTGGTACTGCTCCTGCGAACAGTATTGTACTTGCTTGTGGCGCAACTTGTACAGAAGCTGCCACTGTTGGTGGTGCAAATGCTGTAGAGTTTGGTACAGCAGGTGATGCTGACCTAATTTGTACAGGAGACATTAATGCAGCTAAAACATTGAATGCAGTTACGGTATCTACAAATACTAATGCACAGTATTGTACTACTGCTACTGTAATTAATGCTAAGACTGCAGGTTCTAATGCTCCAACTGGGGGTTCATTTAAATTTTGGATGGTAGTCCAACCTTTATCTTCAACCAGAGCAGCAGCTGAAGCTGATCGTAACCAACTAGATTAAATGCTAGTTTGAATGACAAGGGAGAGGGTGAGGAAACTTGCTCTCTCTCTATTCTTATCAATAGGAGAAAAGAATGTCAGTTAGTACTAAACTTTGTAACTCTTTTAAACGAGAATTACTTTTGGGGGAGCATAATTTCTCATCACACACATTTAGACTAGCTTTAATCAAAGCTAATGAATCGGGAACTTACGATGAAGAGACAGATAATTTTGCTGCTCTAGGCAGTGATGCTCACTCCACAACAGGACAATATAGTAATGCTGCAGGTATGGCATTAACTAACGTAGCAGTTTCAAGTCTTTCTGATACTGATGCAAACGATGTCGCATGGATTGATTTTGATGACTTTTCGTGGACAGGCACAACCATTGATGCGAGTGGTGCATTAATATATAATGATTCACATGCGTCAGATGCTGCTGTTTGTGTGTTATCTTTTAGTGGTACAATGTCATCAGACAATGGTACATTCGCAATAACTATTCCTACAGGGGCATATAACACAGCTATTATAAGGATTGCTTAATGGCACTGGTCTTAAAGGACAGAGTAAAACAATTAACAGAAACAGATAGTTCAGGTGGGGGAAACTCTACGATTGATTTGCAATCTGCATCTGTTACTGGATTTCAGACATTCACCACTGCATTAGCTGATGG